TAAAACTAAATCATATCGTAAAAAAAATAATCATAATATTCACAGATCACCAAATGAAAAACAAAAACAACTTGGCGTTGAGTTAATGGTTATGGATCAAAAAGATATTTTAAAAGACTTAGAGCATAATAAAAATTTATCAAAAGAAAATAAACTTACTATTGAACAGAATAAAAGAAAGAAAAGAAAAGAACAGAAATGTTACAAATCTTTTGCTGATCTGAAAGAATTAGTAACTCCATTAATAAATAAAGATTCTTTTAAAGGCATTAAATAAAATGGATTACCAAGCAGTTAAAAACAGAATTAAAAAACATGAAGGTTTTAGAAATACTGTTTATTTAGATTCATTAGGCAAAGCCACAATAGGTTATGGTCATTTACTTACAGAAGATGATGATTTTGCTGAAGGTATTCAATACGATAAATCTTTATTAGAAAATCTATTTGATAAAGATTTTAATAGAGCAGCTTATAATGCAGAACAACTATTAGAAGGCATTGATGTTTGCGACATTGCAAGAGAAGTTATTGTAGAAATGGTATTTCAATTAGGAATTGGTGGGGTTTCTAAGTTTAAAAAAATGTTTGAAGCATTAAGAAAAAAAGACTATAATGAAGCTGCAAATCAGATGTTAGACTCTCAATGGAGAGTTCAGACTCCTAAACGTTGCCAAGAGTTATCTGATCTTATGCGAACTTGCGCATAAGTTAAATCAACAAAAATAAAGGTTAGATAAAAATATGTTACCAGCATTAAATGCTATTGCGCCACTTGCAAAAATATTATTCAGTACAATAGAAAAGTCTGTTGAAGATAAAGACTTACAAGCAAAATTAAAAGCACAGTTAAACGAACAATTATTAAAATCATCTACTGAAGAATTAAAAGCAGCAGCATCTATTGTAGAAGCAGAAGCTAAAGCAGGTTGGTTTGCAGCTAGTTGGAGACCATTACTAATGTATGTTCTAATATTTGTTTTAGTATTTAATTATATCTTTGCACCAATAATTAAAATGATTACAGGTTTAGTTGTTGGTTTTGAACTACCAGGAGATGTTTGGACTTTATTACAAATAGGTTTAGGCGGTTATGTTGTGGGTCGTTCAGGAGAAAGCATAGCTAGAACTTTAGCTAATAGACAACCTAATAAAGAGTAATGAATATATTTGAAAAGATTCATAATCTTTTAAAAGAATATATTTCATTTAAACATGAACCGTTGAGATACAAAAGAATAGTAAGATTTAAAAAAGTAATTAAGAAAAAAGGTTATAAAAAATAAGATGAGAAAGAACATTATACTAACAACTATAGTTTTAATACTATGCTTAATCACTAGTGCATCATCTCAAACAACTACACAGAATAATACTTCTGGTAGTAATACTTCTATTACTGGCGGATATACTTCTTCCAGTTCTTCAACATACGAATCAGGTTCTGCATCTAATTCTACTACAACAACTAATTCTACTACAAACTCCTATTCAGGAGACACAAGAGTTGCAGCAACGGCATCTGCACCTGCAATGTCTGCCTTCTCACAAGACTTATGCGTTGTCGGATATAGTGGTGGAGTGTCAACATTCGGATTAGGTATATCTGGTGGAAGTTATACTAGAGATGAGAACTGCGAAAGAATTAAACTATCAAAAGTTTTAAATGATCTTGGAATGAAAGTAGCTTCTGTTTCTATTCTTTGCCAAGACCCAAGAGTATTTCATGCTATGGAGAACTCAGGAACTCCATGTCCATTTGAGGGTAAGATCGGCGCTGATGCAACTGCACAATGGTTGAAGTATGATAAGCTAAGACCAGATTATAATTTATATATTGAGAAACTAAAAGTAATTGAAGAAACAAAAAAGCAGGAGTCTTTAACCGAAAAAAAGTAGTTGAGGATATAGACGCTTGGTACGAAGCAAAAGAAAATTCATGGTCATTTTTTATATCTTTATTATTTGGCTTATTACTTCTGTAGTTTCTTTCTCTCAAACAACAACAACTTCTAATTTAACTCCAAGTACATTCACAACTGCTAATGGTTGGAGTGGAACTAATCTTTATTCTACTCATGGTAGCGGAACAATAGCAGGAGTTAGTGGAAAATATATTGAGAATACAGTTTCATTATCTACTGTTGGATTGTCTAAAGCACAAATCAATGAGGGTTTTACATCTACTCAAGGCGCAGATATTTGGTTTTGGTCTGGCAATCCAAATCAAAATGTTACTATGACACAAGTTATTACTAATGATAACGGTGTATCTACAACACAAAATAGAACAGTTAACTTTACTAATTCTTATTTTAATAATTATTTAAACATAGCTGTTATAGATAAAAACTTACAAAACAATTACAGCATTACAAGTAGATTTTCTTTTTATGAATCTACAAATTCTCCATATCATTATGCTGCTGATTTAATTAATCCTTCTTTAACTGTTACTTATGTAACAAATCCTTTGCCACCTATTACAATAACTCCCATTGAAATTTTAAGTCCAGTTATTCAGCAAGTTACAATTACAGAACCTATTGTTGCAGCAATTATTGAATCTCCTGTTATAGAATCTCCTGTTGTAGTTCAGCAATCTTCTGAACCAACAAAGATTAATGAAACAATTCAGTTAGTACAACCAGCTCCAGAACAAACAAAACAATCCACAGAACAACCTAAAGAAGTTAATAAAGAACAAACAGAGAACAAAGAAGAGTCAATCAAAGAACAAAAATCTTCAAAAGAAGAGTTACCCACAGGCAAAGATAGTGCTAAAGTTTCTTCAACGGAAGAGAAACCAGGTGCAGGCAGTACGCAGGTAGATGCCAAAGTAAAACAACAATTAGATAAAGTAGAAAAAGAATTAAAAGGTGTAGATACAAAAGTGAAGTCAGTACAAGAAATAAAAATTGACGCATTAAAAAGTAATCAACCTAGTTTAAGTATGTATGAGAATAAACCATTTTATATATCAAAGCAAATGGTAGGTGTTCCTAATCCTGATTTCTTTAATCAATTACAACTGGAACAAAAAGCCATATATGTTAATGTTAATCTAAATAGTTATATAAATAAAGATCCATTGGTAGCTAGACATATTATGTTAAAACAAATACAAGATGAACAGAATGATATTATCATTCAGTTAGAACAATTAAAAAAAATAAGAGGTTAATATGTTAGATAAGGTTAAGAATAATTTAAAAGAGATTATAGCAACAGTTGCAATCATTGGTACAATCGGTGGTGGCTTTATTAAGTATGGAGAAATCATGTCAAAGATTGATAGCATTGATCCATCTAAAGTAAGCACAGTTAAAAATGATATGTTAATATTACAAAAAGAAGTTGAACTATTAAAGGTTCAAATGAAAGAATTAAGAGCTTCTAATTCTAATCCACTTGCAAGATAATGATTAATTACAGAGGAGAAAAATTCTCCGGATATAATAAACCTAAATCTACACCAGGAAAAAGAAAGAAGTCTGCTGTTCTTGCAAAGCAAGGTAACCAAGTTAAACTTGTTCGCTTTGGTGATCCTAATATGAAAATTAAAAAACATATTGAAGCTAGACGTAAATCTTTTAGAGCTAGACATAAATGCGAAGGCGCTACTAATAAACTATCGGCTAGATATTGGTCTTGCAAAGCATGGTAGTTAATGGCTAAAAAGAAATTTAGATTGATGCATGTAGGGTTTTGTAAATCCTGCGCAGTTGAAATTGTTAATACGGATTCATTTGTTATCTACGCAGATAGAAATTGTCAGCATGTAAGTTGCATGGAAAAGGAGTATAAAGATGGCATTTCTAAACCACAACATCCCAGTCTGGAAAGCAAAGATCAGACTAGAGTTTCTATATAATAAAGAAAAACATATAGGAGAAGAAGAGGATTGTTTAATTCACTCTATTACTACATTAGAGGGTAGAACTCCTTTGTTTAATATTATGCTGCCTAATGGCGCTAACTATGCAAGACTTCCAATTCATGCTTTCTTTGCAGATGGATATAAAAGAAATCAAGTTAAAGATTTACAATTAAAAGATTTGGCTTATTGGGATTGTCTATCTTATTATGCAGGTGTTGTTGAATATAATGCGTTAGCTACTTCTCAATGTAAATTCTTAGATAGAAATAATCAATTACATAAAGCTAATTACGAATTCTCAATAGATTATTGTCAACC